AACGTAAGTACAGGAGTTAATGGTGTGCTTAAAAAAGATTTTCAATATACAACTTTTAGACCTGCTTTGTATGTTAAAGAATATATGCAAAAGATATTTGCAGGAACAGATTATACGTTTAGTTGCCCGTTCTTTAATAGTGCTTTATTTAATAGGTTAATCATACCGCATAACCAAACTTCTATTACTGCTTTAAACAATACAAGTTTAAACGCAGCAGCTAATCAGCAATCAATGTTACTAACAAGTAATCCTTATGTTCAGTATACTTTAGTAACACAAGGTAGTTTTACACTTGACGGAACGAATACTTTATTTACTTATGGTGGCACAAGTTTAACAACAAATGTACAAGTTACCTTAACGGGTACAGTTACTATCTTCGACCCTAACCAACCAAACTACTCAGTAATACTTAGAAAAAATGGATTAGAAATAGGCAGGCAAGATTTTGATGCAAGTGTTAGACCTTTTATGACTTGTGATTTTACAGTTCAAGGAGTAACATTTGCTAACACAGACACAATGCAAGTTGAAATATTAGGAACTAATATGTCTATTGATATTGTATTTGGGGAAATTAAAATAACAACAAGCACACCTACACAAGTACAGATTAACTTAGGAGAAACAATTAAGGTAAGTGAAACAATCCCTAAAGGTATATTCCAAAGAGATTTCTTTTTAAGCATTGTAAAAATGTTTAACCTTTACGTTTATGAGAATAAGTTTAACGACAAAGAACTTGTTATTAGTCCGTATGTGGACTTCTATCCTACTACTTCAGCTACGGCAGAAGATTGGACTAACAAAATAGATAGAGCAAAGCCTTTAAGCATTAAGCCAATGAGTGAGATTAATGCTCGTTACTATAACTATAAATTTAAAACTGATAATGACTTCTACGGGGAGAACTATCGTAAGAAGTACACCGAAGGTTATGGAGATTTTATTTACGATACTGAGTTTGACTTCGTAAAAGAAACTGACACTTTAGAATTAATATTTGCTTCGTCTGTATTGTTTCAACAAACAGGACAAGACAAAGTATTCCCTGCTATCTATAAAAAGTCAAATAGTAACAACGCAGAAGATAGAATGGATAGCATTATACGAATAATGCAAACAAAGAAGATTACCGAAGTAGCAAGTTGGAATATTATGAACACTACTACCAACTTAGCATCTTATACAAGCTATGGTTATGCAGGACATTTAGATGACCCTATTAACCCTACTAATGACATAAACTTTGGCGCACCTAAAGAACTACAATTTAGTCCTAATACTTATCCAAGCACAAACGTATTCAACGCATTTCATAGTCCTTACCTTGCTGAGATAACAAGCAAAGATAGTAAGCTATTAACGTGCTTTGGTTTATTGGATATTGTAGACATTTTCAATTTAGATTTTAGTAAGTACATCTGGATAGATGGGGTATTGTTTAGGCTTAACAAGGTCGAAAACTTTAACCCAATGGAATACAACACTACTAAACTATCATTCCTTAAAGTAATAGAAACATCATACTAATGGCACAAGAGAACGTAGGTATAAATATACAGGTACAAGGCAACGCAGTCGAGTCGATAGGTAACGTTAAAAAAGCATTAAAGGAAGCAAATGCCGAGTTAATAAATGCACAAAGTAATTTTGGAGATTATTCCGAACAAGCTATTGCCGCAGCTAAACGAGTAGCCGAACTAAAAGACAAAATTAGTGAAGCAAAAGAAACGGCTGACTTGTTTGACCCAGGAAAAAAGTTCCAAGTATTTGCAGGAGCGGTTAATGCGGTTGCAGGTGGCTTTACTGCCGTTCAAGGTGCGCTTGGTGTAGTAGGTGCAGAAAGTGAGGAACTGCAAAAGTCCTTATTAAAAGTGCAATCTGCTTTAGCTTTATCGCAAGGCTTATCTGCGGTTACTGACTCAGCAAAGGACTTTCAGCGACTTGCTACAGTTGTTAAGACAAACGTAGTAAGTGCGTTTTCTACATTAAGAGGTGCGATAATCTCAACGGGTATCGGTCTTTTAGCAGTTGCTATTGGTTTAGTAATTGCTAATTTCGATAAGGTAAAAAAAGTTATTAGTAACCTATTCCCAGGACTTGCACAATTAGGGAACTTCTTTAGTAATATTATCGAGAAAGTCACTGATTTTGTAGGTGTAACATCACAGGCAGAACGTGCTTTAACTTCTTTAGAAAAAACAACAAAGCGTGGGAACGAGGGTATTGAGGCACGTATTAAAGTACTTACTGCACAAGGTGGCAAGGAGAAGGAGATATACGCACTTAGTAAGCAACAAGGAGAAGCAGAACTTAACTTTTTAAGGGCAAAGCTAAAAACTAAACAAGGATTAAACGACGAGGAACTAAAAAAGTTTAGAGATTTAAAAACTGAACAATCGGTATTAGATATACAAGAACAAAAAAGACAACAAGAGGCATTAAAGGAAAATGCTAAAGCAGGAGCAGAAGCAAGTAAAGAAGCAGGTGAAAAACGTAAAGCCGAAGCAGAAAAAAGAAAAGCAGAAGAGGAAAAGTTAAGTGAGGAATTATTAAAGACACAACAAGATAGAAGGAAGCTACTTGCAGAAGATAACTTAGTAACGCAAGACCAACTTGCCTTAGATAAAAAAGAAGCTGAGGAAAAAGCTAAAAAAGAACAAGAGGCAATAGATAATGAAAGGATAGCAGGTCAAAAAGCAGTTATGTCTACTATGACTAACTTTGCTTTACAAGGTATACAAGAACAACAAAACGCAGCAAAGGCACAAGCTGAAATTGACAGGATTGCTACCGAAAACAAATTAAAAGAACTTGAACTACAAAAGCAAGGAGCAATGGCTGCCCTTGATGCAGTTGCAGGTATTATAGACCAAAATAGTGTTGCAGGTAAAGCTATCGCAGTTGCTAAAGCGGTGATGTCTACTTACGAAGGTGCGAGTAAAGCTTTGGGTGCTTATCCCCCACCATTCGGAGCGATTGCAGCCGCAGCCACAGTTGCAGCAGGTTTAGCAAACGTTAAAAAGATTATTTCTACTAACATACCTTCTGCAAGAGGTACTGGAAGCGTAGGGGGTGGAGCATCTGCACCGAGTATTAATTCAGGAGCACCAATAGCACCGCCACAACCACAAGCAGCGACTACAAACCTAAGCAACCAGACAATTAATGCAATAGGCAACCAAGCTATTAGAAGCTACGTTGTGGAAAGCGATGTAACGAGTAACCAACAAAGGATTGCAGCTATTCAGCAAAGAGCAAGGTTCGGTTAAATGATAACAATTTAAAACACTTAATATTTACGAATATGGACTTACCTGTTTATTTATTAGACATTAGCGAGGATATGAATGACGATGCCGAGGTTGATTATGTGGCATTAGTTGATAGACCTGCTATACAAAAGAATTGGAATGCCTTTAAAAACCAACAACGCTTTGAAGTGGTTAGTGAAGATAAGCGTATTATTAGCGGACCTCTTATGCTTGCTGATGTACCTATTTTTCGCAGCGATACTACTTATGGCGATTACTATGTGGTTTTCTCTAAAGATACTATTTTTAAAATTGCTCAAAAGTTTTTCAAAAGAGGCTATCAATCAAACGTAAACTTAATGCACTCTCCAGAACAACAGGTAGAAGGCGTTACTATGTTTGAAAGCTTTATTACTGATGCAAGTAGAGGCATACAACCAATGAAGGGTTTTGAAGATGCACCTGACGGCTCGTGGTTTGGCTCATTCAAGGTAGACAACGAAGGCGTTTGGAATGATGTTAAAGAGGGCAAATTTAAAGGCTTTAGTGTAGAAGGGTTATTTACCTACAAGACAAAGCCAAGCAAAGAACAAGAACTTATGAATGCAATAAAGGAAATATTGCAACAGGTTAAATGATAAACAAAATCTTTTATTAATATTTAAACAAAAAGAATGATGAACGCAAAAGATGCAATTATGCAAATTAGGGCTTTGTTCGAAGATATGCCACAAGTAGAAGCACCTGCTCCTGCTGAAGCACCAATCGAGGAAGTACCTGTTACATTCGCAGAATATAGCCTTATGGACGGAACAAAGGTTATGATTAGCGAACTTGCTATCGGTGGTCAAGTTACATTGGAAGACGGAAGTCCTGCACCAATGGGAGAACACCAATTAGCAGACGGCACTAAAATCGTATTAGATGAAGCTGCAAAAATCTTATCAATCGAAACTCCTGAAGCTGAAGCAAAAGAAGCTGAAGAAGTACCTGCTGAATTAGGCAACAAGATTGACGAGAAAATGGCTGACGAAATCGCAAAATTAGTAGCTGAAAACGAAGGTCTTAAAACACAAGTAGCACAATTAGAGGCAAAAGTTAAGAATGGCTTTAGTCAAGTAGCTGAATTAATAGAAGCACTTACTAAGACACCTAACGCTGAACCTATTGCGCAACCAAAACAAAACTTTGGTTCTAACGTAACAACTCACTCAATGAAGTACGATAGAATTGAGAAATATAGAAACGCTTTATTAAACAAATAAAAATAAAATAAAATGGGATTTGATGTATCTGCATTAGCAAACTATACAAAAGAAAACGA